AGAATGAGTCTTTTTCCGAGCTTTCAAAAGCGCAGTTTGCTTGATCCCAGGTTTTGGGGTGATCTGGTGCCGACGACAAAATCCGGCATCTCGGTCAGCGAGAAAAACGCGCTGAAATATCTGACGGTGTTCTCTTGCGTCTCGCTTATCGCCGGCGATGTGGCGCGCCTCCCGCTGATCCTCTATAGGCGGTATCCGGATGGCAGCAAGAAGCGCATGGTTGGCCATCCGCTCTATGATATGCTCCACAACGCGCCAAACAGTGACATGACATCATACAACTGGCGCGAATCGGCGCAAGGCCACCTCCTGCTTTGGGGGAACCACTACAGCCTCAAGAACGGAGAGACTCTTACGGGTCGTCTTGAGTCGATTACACCGCTCGACAATCCCGGAGCGGTTGAGGTCAAACGGGAACGCGGCAAGATAGTCTACATGTGGACGGACGCATCCGGGGAAAAACACCGCGCAACACGGGACCAGATTTTTCATATCCCAGGCTTTGGGTTTGACGGACTTGTGGGACATTCGATGATCAGTATTGCCCGCGAATCGATCGGTCTCGGGATGGCGGCAGAGGAGTTTTCCTCCCGCTTTTATGGTCAAGGGACGCACATCGCCGGGACGCTTGAGATGGATACCTGGGTCGGGCCGGACAAGCGCAAGGAAGTCGAGCAATACATCCGCGACGGGTTCGCCGGCCTGGGCAAGAGCCATTCGGTTTTTCTGGCAGAAGGCGGGATGAAATACAAGCCGATGACGATGCCGCTGCGGGATGCACAGCATATCGAGGGCCGGGATTACCAGAAACTTGAGATCTGCGGCATGTACCATGTACCTCCGCACAAAATAGCGCGGCACGGATCTAATTCGAACTACAACAACTTGGAGCAGGAAAACGCCAGCTACGTTGACTCGTGCCTGATGCACTGGATTGTGAGGTGGGAGCAGTGCATAGGCCAGCAACTCCTGACCGAGAAGGAGCGGCGGCAAGGGTTCTTTGTCGAGTTCCTGGTTGACGGCCTCCTCCGTGGCGATTCACAGGCGCGCGGCGAGTTTTACACCAAACTTTTCCAAGTCGGCGGACTCAGCCCGAACGACATCCGCGCCAAGGAGAATATGGACCCGGTTGAGGGTGGCGATCAGAGATTCGTCCAGTTGAACATGATCCCGCTAGATATGGCCGCCGAAGTCGTTAAGCAGCAACAGGCCGCCGAGGCATCCGAGCCCCAGACCGACCAAGACGACGGACAACGCTCGATCAGGCGCGAAAAGCGAAGCATCACCGCACGGGACCGGATCGCAGAGCAATATAGGCCGCTCATCAAGCGGGCAGCACAACGTATTGTCAATTTGGAGGGGAACGCTGTCAAGCGGCAGGTCGAGAAACAGCGGAAGCTCAGGGCCGAATCCTCAATCATTGAATGGCTTGATGAGTTCTATCGAGGCCTAGACACGAAGATCAGGGATGAATTCGGACCTGTGTTCAGGTCATTTGCGCAGGCCGTGGTAGACGAGGCCACCGATGAACTTGGAGTCGGGTTTTCGAAAGACGATCTTGCCGATTTTGTAAGCGGGTTTCTCGATGTCTACACGGCGCGGCATATCGGGTCAAGTCTTGGCCAATTGAGAGCGCTTGCACGCGAGGACATCGAAGAACTCGAAAAGCGGGTTGATGAATGGACCGAAAGACGCTCTGATAAAATCGCCATGAATGAGGCTGTGCGGCTTGCCAATGCAGCATATCAAACGGTTTCATTTACTCACGGATTAACCACTGTGTGGAGGATTCGGGGTAAGGACACATGCCAATACTGCAAGGCGCTAAACGGAAAATCAGTGAAGCGCGGCGGTCAAATCCTCGGATCGGGAGATGTTCTCTACGCCGGACCTGATGATAAGACGCACATTTATAACCCGGACGATCCTGAATCAAAGCGGCCAAAGGGATCGGGTGACGAATCTGGATGGAGTGCTATGAAGATCCGTGGAAAGGTCATGCATCCGCCACTTCACCAAGGGTGCGATTGCTATGTTAGCGCGGTTTGAGAGGGATCATGAAAAAAGAAATCAGATATTTTGACGCCAGTGTGGAGCAGCGTGAGGACGGGCAGCCCGGGAAAATAAGCGGGTATGCAGCCGTTTTCGACAAGGACAGCGAGGACATGGGGTTCATCGAGCGGATCGCGCCCGGGGCCTTCAAGGACGCGCTCAAGAAAGCGGATGTTGTGGCACTGCGGAACCATGACGCCAATATCGTCATCGGCCGAACCGGCGTGAATCTCCGCCTGAAGGAGGACAAGAAGGGCCTCCACATGGAACTCGACCCGATCGATACGCCGAACTATCGCGCCGTTGAGGCGGATATCAAGGCCGGCCTGGTGAACAAACAGTCATTCGGTTTCACGGTCGAAGAGGATTCCTGGGACGGCCTCGACACGCCGACCCCTCGCCGGACAATCCGCAAGATCAAAGACCTTTTCGACGTTTCGATTGTGACGTTCCCGGCGTATCCAGACACCTCGGTTGCGCTGAGATCCCTTGACGAAGCAAAACGCGCCGTGATCGGCGTTGATCCGGGCGAGACCGCCCGCATAAATCGAAATCTTCAACTCATCGCGGAAGCGATAGACATTTAGGAGAAACAAAAAATGAGCAGACTTGAAAAACTGCGGGAAAAGTACCGGGACCACCAGGACCGGGCGAAGGAACTCCGAGGCCTTGACCCGGAGAAGATGACCGACACCGAAGCGGAAGAGCTTCGCGGTCTTATCAAGAAGATGAAGGATCTGGCGGCCGATATCGAAGCGGAGATCGCGGCCGAGGATCTGGATATCCGCAACAAACCCCCGGCGCAGCCGAGCGGTGTCACCATCGATGACCAGCCGATCTATCGCGGATCTCCAGCGTCGATGCTCGGACAGCAACTCCTCGATATCCGGGCGATGAGCATGCCGGGGGCGCGCGGCCGCGAGGTGGAAGAAGCACGGTCCCGCCTGGAGCAGTGCGCCAAGAGGACGGCGGCCCTGAAGAAAAAGGAAGAGCGTACCGCCGCGACCGGTGGGTTTACCATCGACGTTCCGAGCGATGGTGCCTTTACCCTCCAGGGCGAGACATCCCTCGACCTGATGACCGGCGGTTTCAACAACAGCGAAATCCTGAGCCGAACGGCGAACCGGACCATGAACGACGGGACGCAGTTCATCGAGGTCATCGGCATCGATGAGACCTCCCGTGCGACCGGATCCCGTGGCGGTGGTGTGCGGGTCTATACCAGCCGGGAGCTTGAGGCCCTGACCGCATCGAAAACCAAGTTCCAGAAAATCCGGATCGAGCCGAAGAAACTGACAGGGCATTACGTCGCGTCGAGCGAAGTCATGAACAACGTGACCTTTCTCGGCCAGGAGATGCGGCAGCTTTTCTCGGAAGAGTTCGCCTTCAAATGCCAAGATCTCGTGATCAATGGGACCGGCGCCGGCGAACCGCTCGGCATCCTCAATGCCGGGTGCCTGGTTTCGCAGGCCAAGGAGACCGGCCAGGCCGCTGCGACGGTCGTATTCGAAAACATCATCAAGATGGAAAGTCGAATCTGGCGCGAATCCCCGGGCTTGGTCTACCTGGTAAACCGGGAAATCAAACCGCAGCTTGCCCAGCTCCACATGCCGATCGGCACCGGGGGCACCGTCGTTCCGCTGTATCAGCAGACCTACGACATGGGGAAAACCAGGGCGACCCTGAACGGGATTCCCTGTGTGACCATCGAGCAGGCCGCGGCGCTCGGCACCGTCGGCGACATCATGCTTTGCGATTTCTCGCAGTACATCACCGCGAACCGTGGCGGGGTTGACGAGGCGATGAGCATCCACGTTTACTTCCTCTATGATCAGCAGGCCTTCCGGTTCATCTACTTCTTTGAGGGCCAGCCGCGATGGAGTTCGGCCCTGACGCCGTACAAGGGGAGCGCAACCGTCGGCCCGTTTGTTGCCATGGCGACCCGCGCCTAAATCAACGACTTGATGCCGGGGTAATTCCCCGGCAAGGAGAATAAAGACATGAGACTTGCAGAAGATTATAAAATCGTTCCCGTCGGGAATCCCATCGACCTTAATTCCGCTGCCACGGTTGATTTTGACAGCATCAACATGAAAAATTTTCACAGGGCGACGTTCGTTATGTCGTTCGGAACGCTCGCGGGCGAGAGTGCGGTCTTGACGGTCTACTCCGGCGCGACCGATGGAGCCTGCACAAGCCAGCTCTATTTCAAATACGCTTTCGGGTCCGCCGCCGCATCCTCCGCAAACTGTGACGTGCTCGCAGCCGAGACGCTTGCAAATACCCTGACCATCACGCATACCACATACGACAACTATATGCTGATCGTTGAGGTGGAGGCGGATCGGATGGACCGCGAGAATGCCGAGGAATGGCTCACGCTGCGGTTCACCGACCCGGGCGGCGCAACCGGCCTGGTGAATGGCTTCGCCATCCTGGAGCCGAGATACACCAAGAACCTTTCCGTTTCGGCGCTCGCCTAACACTGACAGCGGTTAAAACCCGCACAGGAGAAAAAGAAAATGGCTAAAACAGAACTTTTTGTGAGGAAGCAGCCCGGCGGCATGTTCGCGGTCATCAACGAGCAGATGGCGGTGGGCGATATCTTTTTCGTTGATTCCAACACCGGCACCGACGGCGCAGGCTATGGCCGCAATCCCGACAGCCCAGTTGCAACGATCGACTACGCAATAGGGCTTTGCACGGCAAACAAGAATGATCTGATCCTTGTTTTTCCGCAGCACGCCGAGACCGTAACGGCATCCATCACATGCGACATTGCAGGCGTGACGATCAAGGGCCTCGGACACGGCCGCAACCGACCGACGATCACGGGCAACGGCGCCATTGATGCGATGACCGTGACGGCCGATGACGTGACAATCAAGGATCTGATCTTTGCGGTCCCGGGGACCGACGCGCAGACTGCCGACATCAATATTGCGGCGGCTCGGTGTTCGGTCATCGACACCGTGCATCACGGATCGACCACCGCCAAGAACAAAGTGGATATCATCACGATTACGGCCGCCGGGCATGATGCACTGCTCGACGGCGTGCGGATCTACAATGACACGGTTGAGGTGGTCGGCGGGATCAGCATCGAGGGCGCGGCAAAGCGGGTTGAGGTCCGGAACTGCTTTGTCTTCGATTCCATCGGGTTCACGAACGGCGCCATCTACGACGGCGCGACGGCGCTCGGGCTTTACGTTCACCACTGCATTTTCTCGAATGCGAAAGCCAATACCGTGGTGGCTGAGTTCGGGAACAACACAACCGGTGTCATGTCTCAGTGTTTCATCAACGGGCGGCACACGACCATCCAGAGCAACGTGACGCCCGGCACCGGAATGGCCTTCCATGAGGTCTACGGCGTCGAGGAAGCGGCCAAGAATGGCCTCCTGATGCCTGCGGTTGACGCGGAATAATCCTATCGCCCGGGCTTGTCCCGGGCAAGGAACAACAAAATGACGATAAAGGTTATCACAGACACAATCGATGCGGAGAACACGTTCTCGGATCCAACCATACTCCACGGCGAGTTCAATTTCACGCTCGCCGGGACGTGGGAGGCGACGGTCTACCTGCAAAAGCGCTATGGTTCAACCGGCGATTGGATTGATGTCGAGACATACTCAACCAATACCTCCGTCATCGGGTCCGAGCCGGAATCCGATGTCTACTGGCGGTTTGGCGTGAAAACCGGCGGGTTTACATCCGGTGCCGTCGCCGGGAGGCTTTCGCAGTGATCACCAAACTCTACACGGCACCGGCCATCGAGCCTGTTACGGCTGAAGAAATGAAACTCTATCTACGAGTTGACGGCACGGACGAGGAAACGCTGGTCGGGAGTCTTATCACGTCAGCCCGGCGCCATGTAGAATTAATCACCGGCCGTGCGCTCATCACACAGACCTGGGACGGGTGGCTTGA